TTTGTACCGCGGCGATATGCAAAGCCGTGCGAGTTTCTACACGCAGATGCTTCAAAACGGCGTTTTAAATATTAACGAAGTCCGAGAACGGGAAGACCTCAACCCCACGAGCGGGGGTGACACCCATGTCGTGCAAGTGAACCAAATCGCACTCGACAGGTTGGGCGCTTATTCGGACAAACTAACAGAAAATAATGGAACAGAATGATGACAAGCGCATTGAAGAACTGCGCAGCCAATACGGCGAGAACGTAGAACTGCGCACGGCAGAAGTTCGCGCAGCAGGTGACGATACGTTGGTAGTTGAGGGCTACGCCAGCAACTTCGATGTAGAGTACGATTTAGGATATTTCAAAGAATCCGTAGCGCGCGGTGCCTTCGATGAGGTGTTGGAAGATGACGTGCGCTTTTTGCTGAATCATACGGGCGCGCCATTGGCACGAACCACGAACGGAACACTGGAATTAAGCGTTGACGAAACGGGCCTAAAGTACCGCGCGGCACTTGCTGACACGCAGGACGGGCGCGACCTTTACAAGCTGATCAAGCGCGGCGACATCACGCAAAGTTCGTTCGCGTTTACCATCGACAAAGACGAATGGAGCGAGGACCGCAGCACACGGACGATCACCAAGATTGGCCGATTGTTGGACACGTCAGCGGTGACTTATCCAGCATCACCATCTACGACAGTAGCAGCGCGAAACATGGCAGCGGCGGCGCAGGAAGCGGCGGCATTGAATGACGAACAGGAAACGCAGGAACCCGCACAGGAGGAACGCGCAGAACCTGAAACTATAAAAACCGAAGCGCGTAACTTTACGCAGAAATCAGAGAACAATTTTTCAAATATGACACTTAACGACCTAAAAGGCCAACGATCCGCGTATTACGAGGAGTTCGTAGGCATCGGACAAAAAGCGGATTCAGAAGGCCGCTCATTGACAGAAGCAGAGCAGGAGCGATGCGACAAGCTCGACAACATGATCGCCGACTTGGATGTAAAGATTAAGCACAAGACGCGCGAGCAGGAAATGGTTGCACGCATGGCGCAGAGCGGAAACGTTTCGAACGCCGAGCAGCGCGAAGTTGAGCGCGTACACGGCGCGTTTTCAATCAGCCGAGCCGTTGCACAAATCGCCAACGGTCGCAGCTTGGAAGGTGCGGAAGCTGAATGGGCGCAGGAAGCTGCGAAAGAGGCGCGTTCACAAGGCTTGCAAATGACTGGTCAGATCGCTATTCCTTCAATCGCTTTGCGTGATTTGGGTGATGCTGATGAACACTCAGCCACTACGGGTTCAGGTTCGGGTTCAGTTGCAACTGTTGTGCCCGCTGCTATCGAAGCTTTGCGAGCGCCAACCGTAATTGAAAGCTTGGGAGCTACTGTAATTCGTAACGCTGCTGGCAACTTGCAATTCCCACGAATCGCAACCAAGGCAAGCGGAACAGGTGAAGGTGAAGCGGACGCAAACGCTGCATCAGGTTTGTTGATGGATACCGTCAGCATGACGCCTGAGCGTGTATCTGCGAAGACCACGTACACCAAGCAATTGATTTTGCAAGGCGGCGTTGGTATCGATACGCTCATCGCCAACGACTTGAGCGCAGCGATGAACGCGTACATTGATGACCGAGCGTTTGACGTGATTTTGGCTGACGGTGACGTAGACGACCAGTCAACAACCGCAGCTAACACCGACATGACTTCTGCATTGGCAGTAGCTATGGAGGCGGCTGTTTTGGCTGCTGGTGGAAACCTTGGCGGTGCTGCTTACGCTATGTCGCCTGAAGCGTTCAAATTGGCTAAAAACGTAGCGCAAGTTTCAAGCGTTTCCGCTTTGTACGACTTGGCGTCTAACACGTTCAACGGATACCGAGCAGTTGCCACACCTTATTTGGTAAATGCTGCTGGACCATTGGGACAAATGGTTTTCGGTAACTTCCAACAAGGCCTTATCTTGGCATACTTCGGTGGCCTTGATTTGTTGGTTGACCCATACAGCGCAGCGGGCAACGCGCAAATCACTTTGCACGTAAACCGTTTCTTCGACGTTGCTGTACGTCAGCCAGGCGCCTTGAGCATCTGTACGGACATCGAAGCTGCATAATTAGTAGCGTGATAATTCGGAAAGGGGCGGCTTCGGTCGCCTCTTTTTTTTGTCCTTATTTTTACGACATGATGACCGTGGAAATAACAGGCACGCCGACGCTCGACAGCGTTATAACCGTTGCCGATTTAAAGAGCCATTTGCGCGTAGACCACAGCGACGAGGACACGCTAATTGAAGCGTACCGCGACGCGGCAATAAAGTGGATCGAGGATTATTGCAACACGCGGCTGGGCGACGTGACTGCCGTGGGATACCTTGATTATTTCAAGCCCTCGCGTTTTCCGATTGGCCCGATTACGGCCATTAGTTCGGTGACGTACTTGGACACCAGCAACAGCACGCAGACGCTCGACGCTTCAAAGTATTGGTACGACATCAAGACGAATGCCGCGCGCATTACGTTTGACCAAGTGCCCGACACTTATGACGACGCTTACCACCGCGTACAGATTAACATGACGCTAGGATACGCAGAAGCTGACGTTCCGGCGCCTATGCTTACGGCGATTCGCTGGATGGTGGCGCACCTATACGAACAACGGCAACCCGTAGCTACAGGCACCACGGCCATAGAATTGCCGATTGGTTTGTACGCTATCCTGAACCCTTACCGCATCATACACACGCCATGAGGATAGGCCAAAGCGACCGGCGCATAACGGTGGAACGGTACACCACATCAACGAACGATTACGGCGAGCGCGTACAGACGTGGGCGACGCTGCTTACCGTTTGGGCGGAGCTTATGAAGACGGGCGAAGGTATGACTGAGCGAATCACGACGGATCAAGATATGCCGGTACAGCGGCTGCGGTTTAAGATTCGCAGCAGCAGCGACAGCCGAGGCATAAAAGCAGACGACCGCGTGCTATACAATTCGAAGTATTACAACATTCAAGGCATCGAAGAAATTGGCCGACAGGACCAGCTTGTGCTGCTTTGCCAAATTTCCGGAACGTAATGGCGCGCGGAACGTTACAAACGAAAGGCGGGGATACTGGATTTGAAGGTATCGGCGTAGACATTAAGCCGCTGATGCAGCAGCTTGAAGAAATGCGCCGGCAAATCAATGACAAAAACGTCCAGCGCCGAATCCATCGCGCGGTCGGAAAGATTTACAAAGACGAGATGTTAAATAACATTGTTGACGCACGCGAAACGATTCGCATACGTAGAGGCGAGGAAAGTCCGCTCGATATTCCGGTAGGTACTTTGAGGCGTTCGGTACGTGTTTGGTTGATAGATAAGCAAGCCAATACCTATTGGGTAGGGCCGCGTGTAGGGCGGCGTATGCCTGTGGACCGTGATGGCTGGTTTGCAAACATTGTAGAAGGCGGTGATGGTAAATTTGGAGAAGGCCGAAACAAAGGCGTTTTTGAGCGGTCGATAAAAAACAAGCAGGCAGCTGCGAACGAAGCGATGCGAACGAAGTACATGAAAGCGATTAAAAAAGCAGCCAAAGCAAAAGCGAAAAAGTCATGAATATAGGCAGGGCGATATACGGCATTTTAAGCGGCACCACGGCGGTAAGCGACATCGTTGGTACAAAAATATTTCCTGAAATTGCCGAGCAAGAAACGGCGGTACCGTTCGTGGTTTATCAGGTGCAAAGCGTGCAGCCTGAAGATACGCACGACGGACCGAGCAAGCTGGATGAGGTTCGGGTGGAGGTGCTTTGTTACGACGACGCTTATAACGGCGCGGCTGATTTAGCCAGCGCGGTGCGCGGCGCTTTGGATCGCGTGCGCGGCACGTATAACGGCGTCAACGTGGAAAGCGTACAATTTAACGACGTTGATTTTGAGATAGAGTACGACCCACGCCGATACAGTCAGGTGCTTACCTTTACGTTTCGTATTAAGCGCGATGACATTGAGATTGCTTTGGGCGCACCTATCACAGGCGTGCAGCTCGGTCAATTGTCAGACGTCAACGTTTCCAGTTTGGCGGAAGGGCAAATCTTGAAATACGACGTAAGTGAATCGGAATGGGTTAACGCTTCGTTGCCGATTTTAACTACGGGCGGATTGACTACTTCAGAGGTAGGCGGATTTTTTATTATCGGCCTGAGTTCAAACCCATCGTTTGACAGCATTACAAGCAACGGCGATTTAACCGTAAGCGGCGACATTTTGTTAGCGGGCGGAACTACAAAGCTGATTCGGCCTTTGGACGTAGCGCAAGCCGCTGGACCGCTTACGATTCAAAGCAACGGAGATTTGGTAATTGAGCTGGATCAAGATGACAATGAACCGTACAAAGCTTTCATAGTAAAGAACGGCGGCGACGCTGAGGTATTCAAGGTAGACGAGGAAGGCAACGTAACGGTAAATCAAGAATACGTTTTACCATCGTCTGACGGCGGTACGGATTACTTTCTCAAAACTGACGGCAGCGGGCAGCTGTATTTTGCCACGCTGTACGGCACGAGCGGCAATACTGGCGCATCGCCTCCACCTGCTGTTGATACGCTGGTGGAGTTGCTCGATACAGATATTTCCAATTTACAGGATAATCAAATCATACGTTACGACACGGCAAGCGGCAAATGGTTGAACGAGGATTTTCAGGCGTTGCCTGCTGGAGGGA